GCCACCCTCCTCGTAGTCGAGGAACGAGTCGAACCAATTCGTGTTCTGCTCAGTACATGCAAGCACGATAGGATCAATGCCGTTGTCGATACCCCATGAATACCACTCAGGTTGCGTAGGCTTGCGCATGTAGGCAAACACCAAGCGATTGCGTAGGTGAGCCTGTATCGAATCGCCCAGTCCCTCGGTGCTAAGGTTAGTAGCACAGAAGATCACGCTACCCTCAGCCATGCCATAGTTGCCAACACGTTGCTCGTAGACGATCGGTGCTAGCACATCCTTGATGTATTGCTTAGCCTTGGCGATCTCGTCAAGGAACACAAGCGAGGGGCGAGCACCATTGATACCACGTTGATTAGTCTTGCTCACACCGAACCGCTCGTTGGGTAACTCACGAGATACACCCGCATCACGATCAATGTCAGGCATCCACACAGAACCATCTGACATCTGCGTGCAGTCAAGGCTGACTGGAATGTGATTGGCAAAGTGTGGGTCTTTGCGCAAGGTATGAAACACCGCTGACTTACCAACACCATTCTCACCTTGTATGATGATGGTGCGCTTGTGACCAACGTGCTTGATTGCGTTAACTACTTGTTTTGCATTTAGTAATAGCATAGTAATAAGTCCTTCGTTTGGTTAAGTAATAAATAATTAGTAGTGCTTTTTAGAAAGTATAACCTACTGCTTTATAGAAAGTACAAAGAAAATAACCTCCTTCCTAGGGATATACCCTAATTAAAAGTGAAATCTATTTGGCAACGTGTTGCTAAACTGTGGTAGTGCCACCTTCTGTGACCCCTTGCTCAGGTTGGCATACTTCATAAGGCGTGTGGTCAGGCTCTTCTTATGGTCATCTGGCGTGATGGCGTTGATGATGTCGTTGATCTTCTCCTCTGCATCTGCCTTCTCGTCAGGGTGCTTAGTGCCGTAATACCCTTGGGCTTTCCAAAACAAACTGCCATTGCCCTCGTTGTATATCCGCTTGCTTGCCAACATGTTGAACGCATCTTGTGATACCTCATCAAACAACTGCGCAAAGCGTGGGCTGTTAAGCGCTTCGGGTATTTGGCTTGTGTCCCCTGTGAACGCACCGAACAGGCTGTTTATCTCTAGCCGTACTGAACTGTTCAACCGCTCTTCACCGAACGGACCACCTTGATCGTCGTCTACCTTTACGTTAGCCTTGAGGGTAGGTAGCTTGAACATCTGAAGCGTGATGTATGCTTCGAGTTGTGCCTTGAGTGCTTTGCGTTTCGCTTTGTCCTCATCTGTACTAGCAAAACGATATACGTCAGAGTGCCATGACTCCTCCACAACAAGTTGGTCAGAACTATTAAAGCACAGCACAGCGGAGAAGTCTTGCTCTTGATCCTTGTAGTGTGGGTTAAGCGGTACTCTGACTGTCTCCCCTGTCGTGGTTGTGAGTGTCATGCACGAGTGGATATGTGTGAAGACGTACATCAGGTGTATGTCGTAGGTTGCGTATAGCCCACGTATTGCCACTTCATAGTTACCCTGCGAATCGGGTGGGTAGTAGCGTGCTACCTCAGTCCTGTTGATCTTGACCACGTAACTGTTCGGGTCTTTCTGCAACATGAGCCATGACTCAGGCACACGCCGTAGTGGGCGTTGGTTTTCTTGATACTTCTTACTGCGTGGTGGCTTGCGTGTGTTGTTATACAATTTGTCAAAGTGTTGGTAGTTATACATCTGCTTTCTCCTTGGTTAAGTTACGTACTGTTAGGTTTGCCTGCTCCATCACAGCATCAATGTCTAGCATCTCTTGCGTTTCAGGGTCGTCGGGATACAACTCCCTGACAAGGTGCATCAGGTTGTGGATTGTTTCTACTGCTTTTATGTTGTCTTGCGTCATCATTTCCACCTCATTCTTGGGCAGTCAGGCACAGAGTTTCTACCCCTGCGTACTGACAATGTATCTGCAACCAACTCCTTCAAGCCATGACGCATGCGGTCTAGTTTCCTATCCATCTTGGCATACAGGGCGGTGCGTTGGCGTTTGTTCTGTTTACGCACCCGTTCTACTTTGTGCAACCCCCTGCGTTTATACATGCGGTCAAGCAAGGCACTTGCTCTCGTTATTTTCATGCGCCCTCCTCGTTATTTAACAAAGCCATTGGCACACGCAACTCACTCAAGGCATGCTCAGCAAAGCGTGGGTCAGGGTCATTCAATATCTCAGGGTAAATGGAAACCTCAAGAAACCCATCAACCACGCTAACGCATATCTCACCATGTCCACCGACAGGCTTTAGGCTTATGCCTTGCGGTGACTTCACAACAGACCATTCGTTTAATTTCATAACATCTCCTCCGCTTGTTTGGATAACTCGTCGAACTGTTGCCTACTGTACTTACTCCGCACTTCTGCTATGCGGTTGTGCAACTCCCTGTCGGTAGCAAAACGCTTAACTGCATCGGGGCGTCTTGCTATCCTTGTCAGTTCTGCCATGAACAACAAATCTTCTTGGTTCATACAACCCCCTTATTCAAAAGTAATACGTAGATTCTGCAACTTGTTGCTAACAATCTCGGCTAGCCGTTCCTCGACTATGTCTTTCAACAAGTCCTCGGCAATGTCCTCGACCTTGCTCTCTACCTCTGCGGTTATGTCAACATGATCATCAAGACTGAACGAGTTGCTGAAGTATGTTTCAACGGCAGACTCAATCTGATAGTCAAAGTCCTTGTCATCAACTAGTTCCTCAGCCCGCTCATCAACCATATCCCTGAACCAACTAGCCTGTTGTAGCGTGGCGTCTACGCACTCTTGCAGGGATTGGGACGGATTTCCGTCCGAGGATTTTCCCTGTTTTTCTTTGATGACCGAAGCAAGCAGTTGTAGTTGAGCAGAGATGGCGTTGACGATCTCGTCAAGCGTGGGTGGTGTCGGTTCGGGTGCGTTTACTTGGGGTGCGTCAAATACGGCGGTCTTGCCTTCCCCTATATATCCAAACGGCACGCCTGCCCCTAGCCTGCTCAATGCGTCCATCGCTTCGTCCTCCTCTTTGGTTACGGGTATGTTGTTTAAGTCCTGCATTGTGAATGTGGTCATGCTTACTCTCCTATGGCTTGGTTAAACTGCTCGGTTATGTTTACTTCTACTTCATCACTACTATGCTTACCTCGAAAGGTTATGTATGCATAACCATCAAATACTTCTAGGCGGTTGTAGTCCCACCCGCCCCATTCTTGGCTTACATTGAGGTCATAGTGGCGGGTGAAAACTACTGAGGTTGCCCCTGCTATACCACTGATAACACCTCGTGCCATCTTGAACGCCAACACGCCCTCGTCTTCTATGGTTACATCAACCCACTCAGGTATTTCGCCATACTCAGCGGAGGCAAACATATCTTCGGTGATCTCGATTTGGTGTGGGCATTCGGCTTTTAGTTCTGCCCATGCGTTGTTCCACTCCTCAAGCGAGTCATCTGTTGGGGGATCACTTGCTAGCCACTCGTTGTCCTCCTTGTGCAGATACAGGTATCTTCGTTTGTTTGTCATGGTTTAACTATCTCCTTACCATTTGGTTGCGTTGTAGTCTTGTGGGTCTGTATTGCGTAAATCCTCGTAGTCCACACAATAAGTTTCAATCTCGATAGCTAGCGTTGAATCATCAGCTAGATCGCCTGACCAATCCTCTACTAGACCATCGTTCCATACAGCAATGACACGCCACTCAACGATCTGATACTCGTCTTCGCTATCGCCTGTCTTTTCTTGCAAGGTTCTTCGTTTGTATGTCATGGCTTTACTATCTCCCCTGTTTCGTCAAAGCGTTTCCACGCATCACATACACAGCAACCTTTTTGATGAACATCACAGCGTTCGCCCCAGTAGAGAATCATCTCTTGCTCGTCATCATCTGCACGACAACGCTGTTCCCACTCGTGGTCTAAGAATTTATCAAAATTAGTCATCACCTACCCTTTCTCTCTCGTTATCACATCAAACAACACAGCCAAGCAATACATCAACAAGACGAACAGCAGACTCGTCAAGCCTATGGCTATGAACCAACCGCCCACTTCCATTAAGAAATCACCCATGCTTACCTCACTTTCTTTGTCAATGGGTTTGTGCTACTTGTTGGAGAGAATTCTCTCCGTTTTGCTATTTAATACAGGTGCAATCTGTGTAGGTATGCCATCAAATACTTCTTTGTTAATTTCTTCAAAGCAATCAACCTCCACCGCAATTTCACCGCCGTTGAAGTAATAAGTTCCGTCATCTTCTTCATAGCACTCACCCCAAAAATCGCTAGCAATATCATGAATGGTTGTTTTAGGATCGCCATCAGCAATAAAACGAATAGCGGTAGACACCTCATACTCCCCCAAACGACAGTTCAATGACGCCAAATAATACTTACTCATATCACCCCCATACAAAGAAGCGTATCAACTGACACGCCAACATAACGAATGCCAATACAACTAGCACCCACCCAAACTTATCGAACCAACTAAGCATCACGCACCTCCCGTATCCAATCAATAAACACCTCGCTAGGCTTAACCCAACGAGCCGAACGCTTAACATCAGGCACTTCAATGGGGTAGTTAAGCAATAACCCCATGTCTTTGTCGAACCCAACTAGCCTAAAGAACTCAGGCGTGTCGGGCTTGCGATACAACTTAATTACTACCATGCCCACCCCCTTTCATATACATCACGATCTGTACATCTACTTCAATCTTCTCGCCTGCCTTGGCTCTGTCCATCAGGCGTTTCTTAATCTGTCTTGCCTGCTCGTAGTCCAGCCTATGCTGTTCTAGTATGGCGTGGGACGGAATTCCGTCCGCTGTTTTTATTGATGCTTTCAGAGAGTGGTATCGGTTTGCGTATTTGGCAACCTGTTGTTGCAGATTGTCGTTAAGCGTCTTGACCCACCCCGTCTTACGCTTGTGCCATTCGTTTTGCATGGTTCGGCTACGATGGGCGTTAATACTTTGGCTAATCATCTTCAGACGCAACTCGCCTATTATTCTGTGTATGTCACCAGACTCAATTTTGTTGCGTATTTCTTTCTTGGTGAGCGGGGTTTTACGCTTAGACTTAGCCCAACAATTCTTACACCTCTTACTGATGACCGAAGTTCTTGTCCGTATGTCGGGGCGTTGCAGAAATGTCTGCGTTTGTCGTAAGGTCAACCGCCGTTTGAACTGCTCTCGTGGTTTAGTTTCACCGCACATGGTGCAGGTCTGGACGGAATTCCGTCCGAGTGAGTTAGTTTTTGCCATTATGTTCCACCTTTTAATATGTGCTGGACACTTAGTAGTCACCACGCACGCCTTATGATACCAAATAAAAACCAAGTTGCAATACAGAGTTCCACGAAAATTTGGGTATTATCAAAGGAACTTTGTTTATTAGTTTTTGCAGGCTTCCACTATATTTCTTACTTATTATTAGAGATAAGATAAGTATATTTATATATATAGGTAGGTTGCAAGGTGGACAATCGCACATGGTGCAAGGGTTTGCGGGTGGTTACTAGGTGTCCACTAGGTATTAGAAGGTGGAAGATGTTCCACCACCCACAAAAACCCTGTTCTCCACAACAAGTTACACAGACCACACATCACGCAAGACTTTCTTCTCGGCGAGGTAGTCAAACAGGCGTGCCTTTGTCTTTGCCATGGATAGGTTGGGGTTACGCTTGTATGCCTTTGCCCAAAACTTACCTGCACTTTCTCCGCTAATGAAAATGTAGGCAGGCAGACCTGTGGTTGTGTCTTCGATAACAGCACCGCCTGCGATAGCGGACACAGGATACTTACGGATAAATGTTGATGCTTTCATGGTTTGATTCCTTTCAGTATTTGTTGCGTTGGTAGGTTGTAATGCTGAACTGCTTAAAGGCTTCGCCCATGGATATGGGCTTGGGTGGTTCTACTACTTTGGGTTTCTGTGCAACAACCTGCATAGTCTTTACTGACTTGAGTAATGCACAATGCTGTTTGGATAACATGGTTACTCCTTTCGTTGGTTGATTAAGAATTTACTGCGTTGATACTCGGTAATGCTAAGCCTGTTCTTCATATGTTCTGAACCAAAAGGCTAGGCTTTCGTGTGTGCCAGACCTATTGTCAGACGGCTCGCTACTGAACCGCAGAACATACTGATGCTTGCACTTGTACATATCGGCAGGCTCAAACTTTTGGATAGGCACAAACACAGTACCCAAGAATGTGCAATCGGGGCAATCGTGTTCGTACAAAGGTGTTGCTAAGTGTTTTATTGATGACATGGTGATACTCCTTCGTTGGTTGGGACGGAAATCCGTCCGAGGTTAACCCCAAACTGCGAGGTGGGATACTAGGTTAGACGACAGGCGATCTTGTAAATCCCTGTAATCAAAGTCGCTTGTCAATGTGGTGGGTTGATCTCGCAACAACTCGATGATCCGAGCAACATCTTGTGGGCTGATCGACATGACAAGGCTTGTGCGTTTGAACTCCTTGTAGTCCATGGTTTTGAACTCCCGCTTGATTGGTTTAGCAGGGACTTTTACTACGGGTTTAGATGTTTGCTTCATTGTGATTCTCCTTTGTTAGCAATAGGTTTGACAGAAAACAGAACCGCCTTGCGACCTCGCCTGCTCGGCTTGTCCTGTAATTTCTGTCAAATAGGTTGGGACGGAAATCCGTCCAAGATTAAATCGAAGCCTTGAAACGCTTCAACTGTGCAGGGGTCATCTGCTCAACGAGGTTGAGTGCCTTCTCCACAATGTCTTGCTGAGAACTCGTTGTGGCTTTCCCCTTGATACGGCTGATGTGATACCCGAATTGATCCGAGGCACGCTTGACCTTTCTTTGCTGATCCTTCGTGCGTTGATCTCTCGACTTCTCGAATATCTTCTCCGCAATACTGACTGACACCTTGAGGTTCTTCACAAGGTATTGCACAATCCATTCAGCCCGCATACTCCGTCTGCTCGCTTCGTCCGCCTTCTTGAATGCCTCGTGCAAGTGCTGACTCTGATCAAGCCCTAAGCGGTCTGCTGAACCTACTGCTTGTGCCATTTGGGTTAAAGTTAATTTAGACATTTTGATACCTTTCAATAAAAAAGCCGTCAGACTGTGACGGCATCAGACCAATGTGGCGGACGGAATTCCGTCCGCTGTTTTGATGATTAATCCTACCATGCCGTGCAGTTTTTTCGGCTCGATTCAACCCCACCCGATACCCACCAAGCCGTTTTGACGGCACAGCGACGCAGACCAAAGATCAGTGTTCGTCAGCCGCAAAATAAAAAATTGTCAAATTTTGTAAAAAAACCACACGGAGATGTCAAATCTTAGACATAGGTGGGGTACTAATGGGCGGTAGTTGAAGCATGTGAAGCGGTCAAAAAATCCCACGTTCCCCCGTGCTCACGTGAAGAGCAAAGTCAGTATACAGAAAAAAACCCCCGGCAAGGAGTCCGGGGGCGCAAGGTGAGTGTAAACCCACGAAAGGAACCACAGTCCAAACGAAGGAAAAAACTGCGGCAAGAGCAGTATACATAAAAAACTTTACACAACAAAGAAAAACCGGTTACACTCCGTGTAACCGTGTCAGCAGTACCCCGTGTTTTCCCACGCAACCAAAGGAGATTAGACACACGATGTTTTTGGAGCACCTGGTAACAGCAAAGGCAGCAGACTTCATCCCAGATCTTATACAAGATCCGGCGGCTTTCACGTCTTTAGACGAAGTAACCCCAGCGCAAACTCTCTCCGCACAGCACAAAACCAGCCAGTGGCTAAAGAGTCTTATCGATGAAGACGACGAGATACTGACTGAAGCCCAAGAAGAAAAAACCACAGACGCATTTAACGCCCTAGTCACCCACGACCCTAAGGCAAAACAAAAACTATTAACCCTTGATCTACCAGAAGAGATAAAGTCAGCCGTTGGGATGGTGACAGCCTACCAGTGGAAGTTTATCGAGCAGGCAGAAGAGCTACGCAGTATGAGCGTGGCAAAAATAGTTAAAGAAACTGACCACCCCGACGCCAAGGTACGCTTAAAAGCACTAGAGTTGCTGGGCAAAGTCACAGAAGTGGCACTTTTCACCGACCGCGTCCAAATCAAAAACGAAGAAATAAGCGATGAAGAGCTAGATGCCCGCATCAAAGAAAAACTGGGGCGTTATATGGGCGTCGTTGACATCGTCGATGTCGAGGAAAAAAAATGAACTACGAGTTTATGACCCCAGAAGAGGCGCTTGCAGCGCAAAAAGCGCTCAAACACATGAACAAATACGAGAAACTTGTCTTTTTAGACGAGTTAACGCAAAAAGAACACAGGCATCGGCTCAAAATGGCAAAAAAGAGCCCGATAGCGTTTGCAAAACGTGTATATCCGGGGTTCAAAGTGGGACCCCATCACAAAAAACTAGCCAAAATATTCCAAGACGTCGTAGACGGTAAAAAGAAACGGGTGATTATTAATATTGCCCCCCGTATGGGTAAGTCGGAGTTCTCCAGCTACCTGTTCCCAGCGTACTTTTTGGGTAACTACCCAGAAAAGAAAATCATCATGGGCACCCATACAGCGTCTCTCTCGGAAGACTTTGGTCGACGAGTAAGGAACTTAATTGAATCCGAAGAATATCAAGAAGTCTTCCCAAACACCGTGGTGGCAGACGACCAGAAAGCGGCGGGGAAATGGTCTACTGGTGCTGGCGGTCAGTATTACGCTGCTGGTGTCGGCGGCGCTTTGGCAGGTCGCGGTGCTGACCTATTTGTTATTGACGACCCACATTCTGAACAAGACATGAAGGCAAACTCTAGACTAGCCTTTGACAATGCGTGGTCTTGGTTTCAAACCGGACCGCTACAGCGTCTCATGCCGGGTGGTGCGATTATTGTCATTATGACAAGGTGGTCGTTGTTGGATCTGACAGGGCGATTAATTGACTACCAGATTAAAAATCCAGAAACCATACCTTGGGAAATCGTACAGTTGCCAGCCATCATGGACGAGGGCACGGAAAAAGAAAAATCGCTTTGGCCTGCACAGTGGAACCTAGAGGCGTTAAAAAATACTAAGGCGTCGATTGACCCACGGTTTTGGAATGCGCAGTACATGCAGAACCCCACGTCCGATATGTCGGCATTGGTGTCAAGAAAAGACTGGCGGATCTGGGAGGCAGAAGACCCACCCCCATGCGACTACGTGATTCAGTCTTGGGATACGGCACACGAGGTAAAGACATCTAGCGACTACAGCGCTTGTACGACATGGGGCGTTTGGTATAACAACGAGGATAAGAACAGCCCAAACCTGATCCTGCTTGACGCTTTCAAAGAGCGTATGACCTTCCCGGAATTAAAAGCGACGGCACTAAGGCACTATAAAGAGTGGAACCCAGATGCGTTTATTGTAGAAAAGAAAGCAGCGGGTAGCCCGTTAATTCAGGAATTACGTCGCATCGGCATACCAGTACAAGAATTCAGTCCATCACGAGGTAACGATAAAATGGTGCGTTTGAATGCGGTTGCTGATTTGTTCACGAGTGGCAAAGTGTGGGCGCCAGATACACGTTGGGCACGTGAAGTGATTGAGGAAGTTGCATCGTTTCCAGTTGGCGAACATGATGACTTCGTGGATACTACAACCCAGGCGCTTTTGCGTTATAGACAAGGCGGGTTCATAAGCCTTGATACAGACGAGAAAGACGACGATCTTTTATATAAATACCGCAGAAAAGCTGCGTACTATTAGGAAAAATCATGAGCATAGAAAAATCACTATACGCAGCCCCAGAGGGACTTGCCGGATTAGATCAAGAACCAGATATTGAGATCGAGATTGAGGATCCAGAATCAGTAAAGCTAAGCATTGAAGGAGAAGAGATCCTTGAGATGCGTCAAGGCGAAGGCGCCGAAGATTTTAATGAGAACCTTGCTGACGTACTAGATGAGGGCACGATTCAAAGTATCGCTGGTGATTTAGCAGAAGATATTAGTAACGACCTAGCCTCCCGCAAAGACTGGGAGCAGATGTATAAGGACGGTATTACGCTCTTGGGATTGAAGTTCGAGGAAAGAACAGAGCCATGGGATGGTGCATGCGGTGTGTTTCACCCGATGATTACAGAAGCGGTGGTGCGGTTCCAGTCAGACACCATCATGGAGACTTTTCCGGCAAGGGGCCCTGTACGTACACAGATAGTTGGTAAAGAAACGCCAGAGAAAAAAGAAGCGGCGACTCGTGTTGAAGAAGACATGAACTATCAGCTCACGGAGAAAATGCCTGAGTACCGCCCTGAGCATGAGAAGATGTTGTGGAACCTACCGTCAGCCGGATCCGCCTTCAAAAAAGTTTATTACGACCCAAGCCTAGAGCGCCAAGTATCCATATTTATCCCAGCAGAAGATGTGATCCTGCCATACGGCGTAAGCGAAATTAACACCTGCCACCGCATTACCCACGTAATGCGTAAGAACAAGAACGACCTGTTAAAGCTAATGAATGCAGGGTTTTATCGGGACGTTGAGCTAGGAGAGCCTAGCCGGTTTACAAGCGATATTCAAGAACGCAAGGACAAAGAGACTGGGTTCTCGGCATCCTACGACGACCGCTTTGAGATTTATGAGTCGCACGTTGACTTGGATATTCCTGG